TCAATTGCGCGAGATACTGAACGAGTTAATAAGCTGTTAGTGTAACCAACAATATCAACACCAGAATCATTGATTAACTGGTTAGTTAATTGAGTTGCTGCACCTACACGTTTTTGGTTTAACGTAACAGTCTTTAATGATGGGCGAATCTTAGTCGCGTCTAAAGTTTCACCAATGAAACCTTCATCATGTAATTCGTCTTCACGAGCAATTTTTAAGTTACCAGTTACTGAACTGAATTTACGAACTGCAGAGAAAACAGGTGAAACTTCTGTTAATTTCTCAATAATTTCAGTATGAACTGAAGTTGGAACAGTTACACCACCGTTACCTGCTGTTGCTTCTGTATCATTTGCTAAAGTTGTTGCCTCTTCTAAAGCTCGACGCTCTACACCTTGACGGCCACGTAGAAACTGTTCAAGACCTCGAACTTCTTGCTCTTGCGATAATTTTTCTTCCAAATCTTCGTCTCCTTTTTCTTCAGTTTCTTCAACGCCACCTAGTGATCGCATTTCACGAACTGTATTAATAGTACTATCTAATTTCTGCACATCTAATTTAATTTCTTCCAATCGAGATAATTCTGCATCCTCTAAAGAACGCTCTTCTGTCTCAACTTCGTCTAATACTCCATTCATTTCAGTAACTAAAGCATTGCGTTTTTCTAATAAAGCTTTTAAGTTTTTATTCAATTTCTGGAACCTCCGTTTTAAATTTTTCTAATAAAGTACGAAATTCTTGACTATTATCAATTTTTTCATCATTATCAGTAGTTTTTTTGTCATTTTCTTCATTTTTTGCTTCGATTTCTTCATCCGGTTCAACTTTTTCGTCTTCCGGCTCATCAATTTCACAACCATTTTGATCATTTTCATCTTCCAAAGAGCGAGTTTCAGTTCGTTTTTTCTTCTTCTCTTCTTCTTCTTCAATGATTTTCTCATCCGGTTGATCATTTTTATCATTTTCGATAGTTTCTGTGTCTTTTCCATTATCTGGATCAGGTTCTACTGTTTCAGTAGTTCTGTTTTCGACTTTTTCTTCTACCTCTGTGCCGTCAACAGCAACTTCTTCGTTTTCATTAACTGTGACGCCATTTTGTTTAGCTTGCGCTTCAATAATAGCTTCTGTCTTAGCAAGAAGATCTTTTGCATCTTCTAAAGACTGAGATGTTCTTTGTTCCTCAATATCTGATAGTTTAGTTACAACATTATCGAGCTTTTCAGCAATTAACGTTAAACCATCATAGAATTTTTGAGGTGATAATTCTGTTTCTTCGTTCAATCCATTACCTCCTAAGTTTCTATTTTCAATATCATCTGGAACTTCAACATCTTCAACTGTTGCAAAACCTCTTGCTTCAATCAAAGTTGCAGGATAAGCTGGTGTCTTCAAAGCAGATACTTCATATAAGTCAATATCTGTAATAATTCTTAATGGTATTCCATCATTAGACGTTGACCATCTTGATCTATTCACCAACATTCCAAAAGATAAACCTTTAATTATTCCATCTTTAACTAAAGTAAATAGATCTTTCCCCCAGGAAGTTTTTGATATTTTAGCTCTAATATATAAGCCTACATCGTCTTCATCTAGAATAAGTGAATTATTCGATGTCGAAGATAATATTTTTGTTTTATCGTGCTCCATCAAGAAGTCTATTTTTGAATTATTATTCATTGCTCTGTTTATGGCTCTTTCAAATACTCCACTTTCAATGACTTCGCGCCATCGCTTAGAGCCAATTTTACCTAAAACATGACTCGGAGTATTAGTTTGAATATATCCAGAAACAATAAGTTCTTCATCATCACTTTGGCCAATATCTATACCAAGTGTTCGTAATTCAATTTCTTTCAAATTTTATCTAACCTCCTTTGTCTTTTAATTCTTTTTCTTTTTCTAAATTAGCTTTAGATTGCATTGTGTTTGGAATAACCATTTCATCATTCTTATATTTATAAAGAACAGTACCAAGTGACAACTTGAAGTGGTCTTCATGTGTTGTTTCTGGTTTATCTAATTCGGATCTAGCTTCCCAGAAGGAAAGTAGTCCTGCATTATATTCTGCTCCAATAGCTTCTGCTCTCTCTTTACGAGTCATTTGTAATAATTTAGATGAATCAATTTTAAATTCCATACCTTGATTTTTTTCATCTTCAAGTAACAAACTTACATTTAATGCACCTTCAATTGCTTCAACAATTGGAGAAATACAATATTGTAAGAATGAAATTGAGTTTTGCTCATTTGATCCATATTTACCTGCATTAGAATTAATCATGGTTTCAGGAATATTAAACACTCTTGCAATATCTGAAAGAGTTTGTTTTTTAGATTCAGTTAGTTGTAAATCATTAGGCTTCATAGAAATTGGATTATAATCTAATCCTTCTTCTAATATAACTGTTTTACCAGCTTTATCAGAACCTTCATATAAATTTGACCATGATTTTTTTAAGTTGGTAAATGCTGCGTCAGATAATTTTTTCTCAGCTTTTAAAACTCCAATAGGCAATGCTCCATTTTTAAGAACATTAGAAGCATATGAATTTTCATTAATTGCCATTTTTAAAACATCTTCATTTTGTTTTAAAATTCCTTTACCTGTGAAACCGTCATCTGAATCTCTTAATATTGTTAATAAATCATAATTATCGAATCGTTTTCTTCCTGATGCATTACTGATGATTGTTTCTGAGTATTTTTTATAAGTATTTTCAATATATACTTTCACTTCAATTTGCTTAGTAGGTAATAAATAAAGTGCTTCAACTCTATTTAAGTTACGCTCTATCACAGAATTAGACGCTCCATAAAGTAAAAAGTCTTTAATCATAGATTTTTTATAAGTATAAGCATCCATATTTGGGTTTGGTTGTTTATTTAATAAAAACAATCTATTGTCATCGGTTATTCTTTTAGTTTCGCCTTTTTCATCTTTTTGAACGATATAAAAATCTAATTGAGCAATTGCTCCTGTAATAATATCTACTGCTGATGAAACAGATGGGATTTGTAAGGCTTCATCTTCAGTAATACTCGTTGATCCGCCAAAGAATGAATCAATAGCCGTGTTGCCATATCTCATATTTGTCTCGATCGTTTGATTTTTACCTTTATCAGTTTTTAAAAAATCAAATAATCCCACTTATTTATAACCTCCCATCTTATAATATTCTTAATTCACTTGTCTCATACATAGAAGCTCCATCAATAATTTCGATATTCCATAACGTAACAGCATTTATTGTTGCTGCAACCATATCAATTTTACCAATAGATTTCTTTTTATTAATGTATGTATTTAAATTATTATCTTTTACTTCTCTTGCATTTGCAAAGTTAATCTCAAGTAGTGTATTTTTATCATATCCAACTTTTTGTTCTAATAAATATTCTTTTAATAGTTTAGTTGGTGGATGTAAGGTAGATGAATGTTGAGCTATTTCAATAACGTCATAGTTCTTTTCAATTGCTATTCTATTCATAGAAGATATAGCATTCCATTTATCATAACCAATACCTTTGATCTTAACTCCATATTCATCTTCAATCTGCATGATAAAATTTTCTATGTCTCTATAAGAAACAACTCTATCACCATTTGCAAAAGCATATCCATTTTTTATCATCATAGCATAATCTACTTTTTCTAATTTCGATTTACTATCAATTGAATCTTCAGGAATAAATGCCCAAGATTTTATATATATTCTATCTTCATATTCGTCATAATGAACCATACTTACTGCTGTGTTATCCACAGATTGAGCTAAATCGACACCAAGATAAACTTCGCGTCCTTGCCAATTATATGGAGTTTCTAATCTATTTTTAATTAGATCTTCAGTAGCAATATAAACTTCTGATTCATCTCCATCAACGAAGATATTCATATGTTTTGTTTTAAATGTTTTTTGTTTAGATGGCATTTCTACTGCTAAATCTCTTTGTTTTTTAAGATAATCGAAGTTTTCCGGTATATCAATTGCCAAAGGATTAGCTTTTAGCAACTCATCATCATCTAACCATTTTTTATTATCATCAGGACGATAAATCATGGCAAATAATGAATCATCTTCAATAACACCATCAATAACTTTTTCAGCATAACTTACTTCTTCTACCATTGGATTATGTAATGACTCATATGCTGTTGATATTAAAATACCAGTTCTATTTACCATATTCATCTGTGAAGATTCCATCGCGTCAATAGGATATCTATTTCTTAAAGCTCCTACCTCATCTGCAACGAATACGTTCGCTTTACGACCATCCATACGGTTATTAGAAGTTGCCAGTGGAATAAATTTAGATTTTCTTAATAGACATCTAATTTCGCCACCTACAACTTTAAAATGTTTACTAATCATTGGAGACATTTGAATATGTTGTTCCATTTCTTTTTTGATAATAGATGATAAGTCTCTATCTGGAGCAACAGAATAAAATTCTGAATATTGAGGTTCCAATAATAGTAATAGAATAAATAATATTGCAATCAAAAAAGTTTTTCCTGATTTTCTAGCAATTAATAATACTGCCTTCTCATATTTTCTTTTTTCTTTATTGTCTCTATATTTCCAACATAAAGTATTGATCAAAAAGAACCACTGAAAAGGAGCTAATGCATCATGAACAGGTTCTCCTGCTTTAGTACCTGATGCCATATTAATTAATTTAGTCATTTTTGTAACTAAATCTGCAAACTTGTAATCAAAATAATATTCATAATTCTCATCTTCGTTTTTCTCTAAATTATCAATAAACTGTTGACAAACTTTTCGTATGTGCTCATTATTAGGCACCTTGTTTTCGGTGACATCAATAGCATAAATATAAGCTGGATGAGTTGAAAAATTATCTCTTTGATTATTTATTGTATTCACCTCTTCTATAATATATAATTATAATATAAAATAAGAGGTATTGCAGGATCCGGATTTGAACCGAAAACTTTGGGTAATGAGCCCAACGAGTTACCATTTCTCCATCCTGCTGTCTTTATAAACCATTTATAATCTGCATTACAGGATCTTTTTCTTCTAATTCTTGCTGCATGTTCATTTCTGCTAAGCTTGCTCTAGATGAAGGTGAAAGTCCTAATTGAGTACTTAATGCTCTAAACTGATTTAAATATTTTTGTTTAGTTCCGACTGCTGGATGTTCTTTAGGTTCTTGATTACCATCTCTGTCGTACTTATACCAGATTAGTCCTTCTTTAGCGATAATTGCATCAGCTTGTTCCATCTTACTTAAACTATCTGCAGTTTGAGTCAACATTGGAATATCTAAATTAGACAATACGTCTGAAGCTCTCAGATGCTCAATTAAAAAAGTATAATAAAGTTTTCCAAGATCATCCAATTGTTCAGGCACTGTATCTAATAGATCAGCGTTTCCTTTTAATTGTTGTTCAACTTCTTCTCTAGCATTAAGATGCGCTTTAGTTTCGCTTTTTCCTTGTTTTAGAGCTGCTGGTTTACGGGGTCTTGCCATAAACTTACACCTCTCGTTTCCTTATTTTCTTATTTATATTATAATTTCAATTCAATTTCTGGGTTTTCCCATTCAAAATCAATACCATTTGTGCCTAGTTGTAAGTTGCAAGTTTTACAAACTGTAACAACATTGTTTTCCTCATACATTAATTCGGGATAGTCAACACGTGGTTTAATATGATGAGCCTCTAAATTATCTCCATTTATAATCCCATGTTTGATTAAACAGCGTTGGCACATATTATTATCTCTACTTAAAATGTTTTTTCTGAATTTTCTCCATTTTCTAGAAGTTAGTTCAGCAACTGTTTCTTTGTTCTCTTGATAATAATTTCTTTTATATTTATTATATTGTAATCTTTGCTTCTCTTTTCCAGAGCAATTATGGTTTAATTCATCAACTATTTTATTACAATGTCTACATAATTTTTTTCTAGTCAAAAAATCTACCCTTTTTATACTGTATTCTTATAATATATATAGCTTCCCAGCTTTGCTTTACGTATAATAAAATTGACATATTTAATATAATTTAATATGGTTGTAACACCAGTGTAATATAAATATGATATAAATAATATATTATGCATAACGCATATATTATATTAAACAATAATTAAAATATTTTAATCATAAATTAATTTATTATTTATGCATTTATTGTTTACATATGCAGCTATTTATGTTATAATATATATATAATAACTAATAAGTTATTAATAAAAAACAAAAGGAGAAATGCAACATGATTTTTAATATTGATTTAACTGTACACACTGATGAGGAAGCAAAAGCCCTAATTAATAAATTCAATGAGGAAAATAATGCCAAAATTGAAATTATTAAATCTAATGGCATTCCTGGTTTATATGCTGATTGGCCAAATTATGATATTAAAGCCACTCTAAATGAGTTCAAAGCTTTTTATAATATTGACACCGATGAGGAAGCTAGAGATTTTAGAATTAAATAATATTAAAAGCTATATATTTTAAATAATATATAGCTTTTTTAATGCTTATAATTAAATTAGGATCCTTATGGTGCTTGCTATTTATATTATATATATTATAATAGCTATTTACATTATAATGCTTTTATGTTATAATTAATATAAAATAAAAAGGAGGAATAGATATGAAATTTAGTATAGATCAAATAAAGCAAATAATAGAGAAAAATAAAACATGTCTAAGCACGGATGATTTTAATATGGATGATTATTTTATATCCGTTGATAAGCTAATAACGCTGCTTATTGAGGAACAAGATAAAAAATATCGGATGATGGATCCTAATAGAGAGACAATTCTTATTAAATCATTAGTGTTCTCTGATGAAGTTTATGATGTTATTCCATTAGAAACATATTATAAAAGACCTAATTTTTTTAAATCTTATTTCACTAAATCTGAATTAGATTTAATTAAAGATAGATATGGAATGAAGAAAAAACTAGAAACATGTACT